TCCTTCATTCCCGGTGCGAATCGCCGAGCAAGATCGAAGCCAACACCCTTGATGCTTTCCTTCAAATCGGTAAATGCGTCATTGGCTTCCTCGACGCTCGCGGCATCAACAGCCGATATCGCCGTGCCGAACCGCCGTGTCTTTTCTTCTGCTTCCTCGAATGCGTCTCGACCCGCTTCGAGCGTGCGCAGCAAAGCAGCACCACGACCACCGAACAACTCGTAAGCAGCGAGCACCTTTTCCGATTGCGTGTTGACGCCCTTCATAGCTTCGGCAATTTCCAGAAACTGCTCGTCCGGGCTTAGCTTCGACAGGGCAACCGACTCTAGGCCGAGTTTTTTCAGGGTGTCAACAGCAAGCCCGGTTCCCTCTGCCGCCTCCGCAACGACTCGCGTCACATTGATCAGCGATTTTTCGAGAGTCTTCTGCTCAACTCCGGTTTTCTCTGATACCAATTGAAATGCAGCAAGTTTCTCGGTGGTGATTCCGAGCAATTGAGACTGTTTCGCCAGAGCATCAATTTGTTTCAGGCTGGCACGAGTCAGCAACGCGAGTCCCGCAACTCCACCAGCAAGGCCGACAGCGGCAAATCGTCCGAGGTTTTTATTGACCGCACGGAACGCGGATTTCGTTCGGTCCCTCGCTGTCAGGACTATTTCTGCTTGGTTGCGTCGAGCCATTTGTCATGCACCGAATATGGCGATTCACCTTTGATTGCGAAGTATGCCATCCACGCGCGAAATTCGGTAGCAGACAGGGCCCGAATTGATTCCAGAGAACGGCCTAGCTTTTCAGCACACCAATGCTGAGCGAATAGCTCAGGGTCATTGCTTATTTTTTTTTAGTTCCTCGGTGAAGGTCGAATTTTCACCATTCAGCGCGACAAGTATTCGCCCAATGATGTCGGACGGTTCATTCAGCAAAGCCGGTTTGTCGACCAGAGTGAAGTACGGATCACCTTTTCCGTCGAGGCATTGGCGAATAATCTGCATGACGTTCTGCTCGGCGTTGCTGTGGTACACGTGGTCGAGCGATATCACATCGTTGACGGTCAGCGGATAGGCATACAGCAGCAGAGGTCTGCGTTTGGTCCCCCACTCCGGAACCTTAATCACGCGCACCTTTTTGGCGGCTTGGCGTTTCGCGTGTATTTTCCCGAATCGAGTCTCGTCCGGGTGAACGGCTTGCTCGTCACTCATATTCCCACCTCAGTTGATATCAAGTTGTCCAGGCGTTACGGGACCAGATCGCGAACAACTGAACCACTGGCAATTGCATAGTTGAACGACTGCGGCAGAATTTCATCGATGGCACCGGATGTACTCCGACCCGTAATCTGCACGGTAAGCGTGACTCGCGGTTGGCCGGTCGTGTTTCCTTTCGGGAATAGAATCAAAACTCCCTGCGTAGCAGCATCCATACCTTCTTGCACAGAATCGGCTTCGTCGTAATGAACCTCGATGGTTCCATTCGCGGTTGGCAGTCCAGACTTCGAAGTCCGGTTTGTGTCACCCATTGCCGTGTCATCGATCTGCTCTGCACTTTCCTCAAGCGACCACGACTTTAGTTCGGTGATTGCACCCGCAGCAAAGCTGAGTGATCCGGAATTGCCTGTCGCTGTAGTCATCTTCGTTCCTCGTTATCGAGCAATGTCGGGTGTCCCGGCCCGAGTTCGGTAAGTGTATAGAAATTCCATTTCAATTGCACCGTGTGGCTGATCGGAATCGTCGCCCTCAAGCGTTGTCGTGGTCCGTTGTATGCCGTGGTAGATTTTAGCCAGATTCCCGACTTTCGCAAGCGAGTCCATTGCGATTTCCACTTCAAGCGCAATGTCGTCCAGCTCGTCCTCGATCCGATCACTGATCGCAACAAGCCCATGCACAACCAGCGCAAGATCGCGCATTGTTTCGGTCGGTGATTCCTCGCGAGCAGAATCCTCCTGCGGCGTATAGATGCACAATCCCGGTAACTGCGCTTTGGCAAGCGGATACACGCGGCCCTCGTACACTCGATCACCAGTAGTCGCGAGTCCCTGCAATTCCGCAAGCACCGCCTTTCGAATTTGTTGACGGACGTGTTTAGCCATTGGCCTGCAAAGTGAGCGTTGTCATTCCGAACCCATCAGGTTCGATTGTGACCATCGTTCCCGAAAACACTGTGCCGTCCTGCCGGGTGATATCGATTGGCTCGCCCTCCTGAGCGTCCTTCGGTATTTTGACGGATTGGCACATAAATACCGGATCGGTTGTTTGCATTGCAACCGGCCCGACGCCCTCCACGAACTCGGTGCGTTCGTCAAACTGTCCCGGGACATCTAAGCCACGAATGGTTGCGAGTTCCGCATCATCGAAAAACGACGCACGGTCGGCTTCGGATTCGATAGGCGGCATTGTTATTTCTTTTTGACGGCCTCTTTCGAGCCAGCAACTTTAGGCTTGCCTGTCTTCCGATCCCAGTTACGATCCTTGCAACGCTTTTCCCACGCAGCAACTTCCTCGTCATCGGGCTTGTAACCCGGCTTTTGCCATCGACCGCAGACACGAATCATCGGCAGACGTACTGGTCTTTCCGGTGGTTTCTCTTTTGCTTTGTTCGCCATTTCCTCACCTATTTTAGAATTGGGGCGGGCCAGTAATGCCCGCCCCGTTCGCAAGTTCAGCGTCATGCTTCACTCGTGTGTTGTGCTTACGGCGTGTCGTTCTCGAATGCAAACGACTCCGGATGCCTCACGGCAAAGTCGGTCGTCCAGAAAGCGATCACTCGCGTGTTGCCTCGTGCCGACAGTGTGTATGGGTCGATCAATACATCAAGACCGCCCCATGCACCTTGCAGCAAATCGGACCAGTTGGCGAAAAATACATCGCCATCTGTAATCTGATTCGAGACTTCCGTGCGATGCCCGTTGAGCGTGTTTCCGGCCTCCCAAATAAACTGGCCGGTCGTCGCAACCTTTTCGGCAGATTTCAGGCTTCCGCGCATTCCGGTATCGACTGCATAAGCAAGCGATGCCGTTAACGCATTGGCCTGCGCGACAACTGTCTCAAGCGAAATAACCTCGGCAAAGGTCGGCACCGCGGCAGCGAATGTACCCGGTGCGCCGATGCCTGCCGTATTCGCAACACCGGTCGGTTGTCCACCTGCACCAGTGCCGTAGAGTCCAGCCAAGTCAACCGCAATCGCCAGCACCGTAGCGATATCGCTTCGCACTAGTGCCTCGATTGCAACGCTCGACTGCAACAGCAATTGTCGCGTGAACACGGACAACGCGCCGACATTACGCGGAATCAACGTGACCTGATCTAACGTCTGCGTTGCTTCGGTGATATCGGTTTCGTCCGTGGCCAGCCAGAAAGCCGTGCCACCGCCTGTCAGTCTCGGAATGGCAACGTCACCATCAAGCCCGTTCAGCATCGTCGCGCCGAGCGCAGACAGGATCATCCGGTTGCGCAATAGATCGATAAACGACCCGGCAAGCAGGTCCTCAGCAATCGTTGACGCTCCCGCAACAGCCTGTGTCAAGACACGAGTCTGCATCAATTCCTGAATGGCACGAACTGCCCGCCAATCCCGCGACGCATCGTGGTTTTGGTAGAGCAAAACATCATTCGGGATTATCAGCCCGCGCTGCTTCCGGTTGTCTTTCTTGGCTTCCTCACCAGCAACCTTGCATACCTCAAGTTCAAAAGCGGCTTCCTTGATGAACTCTGGCTGGTCGTGGCCATACGTGCGCGCACGAATCAGTCGCAAAAACTGGAATCGCTTTATCTCTTTTCCGTCGAGGCCGATATTCACATCGGAGTCAGAGCGTGTTTCCGGCGTATAACGTTGTGCGCCCGGTAGCGCATCGAGCAACATCGCATTGAACTCGGCCAGCGATTTGTTTTCGGCAATACACTTCGTTGCCAAATCGACTTGGCCGTACTTCGCACCGACTTCCGTCATCAACCTGATTCGAAGTTGTTCTGCGGCGCGAACATCGTCAGCATTGACCGGATCAGCGACGGCAGCAACAACTGGCGCAGGAGCCGAGGCAGCAGCAACAAACGGCGTACCATCCTCTCGCTTCGCAGTTCCCGCAGCAATCGCAGCGCGATCTTCGTCTGTTTCGGCAATTGGGTTGCCATTCGTGTCGAATTTCATAGTCTTGGTTTCCTTTACAGGTACATCGATAACAATCGTGTCATGTTCCTCTGACGATTCCGGTTGCCATTCGCGGGCCTCCCGGCCTACTCCGACAGATGTGTCAGCGGGCATAGACACAAGCGACACCTCGAAAGGCTCCCAATCAGTAGCGCGATATATATCCACTGAATCGTCGCTGGCTTCTTCGAGTTTCATCCGGTGAATGCGGTAGCCCACGCTCACACATCGCCTGATTCCGTCCTCGATATCCGAAAGGATTGCGTCGCGTTGTTTTCCTTTTCCAAAGCGAACGACCGCGCGTCCAACGCGGTCTTTATCAATCGATGCAGATTCAATCGTGCCGATATGATCCCGGCTGTCGTGGTTCAGCAGCAGAGGCCCTACTGATCGAAGTCGATCCAATCGAACAGAGCCTTTGCCGTGATCCAAAATTTCATCGCCAAACCATCGTGAAACGGGCTGCTCGCTTGAAAATGCAAGCTGAACTGTCCTGGCGTCCATGTCCAGTGTCCCGCGATCAAAATACGCGATGCGGTCGAGCCGCGTCGTGCGTATCTTTTTCGACTTCACTTTTTTGGGCATTCTATTTCCCCTCGGCCAACTCGCCTACCGCAATTTCAAGTATCGCAATACGGTCGTCAGCCGAATCTGAGCCGAGTTTAGCATCAACTTCCGTGGAATCAATGCCAAGCGTGGTCATTAGCTCATTCTCGGTAGCGATTTCCTGAAATACTTCGGTCGGTTGCCGCCCGCGTTTTCGAATCCGTTCGGATCGACTCATGGTTAAATCTTGCTGCTGGAAACGATCGGCAGTAGTGTCTTTTAGCGGGTCTATCCAATCCCAACGGCGAGGTTGCCACTCGTGTTCCAAAAACTTCTCAAGGCGTTCGAACGGTAACGGCACACCATTCCTGTTGGTGATCGCTCGCGCCTGTAATCCGGTTTCAAGCCAGTTCGCGTAGATCCTGTCAAATGCTTCCTCGATCAACCACTGCTGCAAGCCCATCCACACAGCGCGTTCACTCAATGCGCCCTGTCGCAGACTTCCGAAACTAACGCCCTCGAGGTCTTGCGCAAATTGGTTATACGACTCTCCGAGTGCAGCCGCGATTCCGCGCAGGTTGACCTTTACAAAATCGCCGAATATCGCGTTCGGGTGATCCGGATTAAAGCCAGTAAACGTCTGCCCGCGCTTGAGTCGTCCGATCATTCCCGGCTCAAATTCCTCGATCAAATAATCGTCGTCGGAGTCGTCTTCGTCGTCGTCCCCGGTATATCCGGTGCCATCTTCGCCATCGGTGATAAAGCCCATCTTGCTCGCGCCGCCACGAGCAGATACGAGTTCGGCTTCCTCGTATTTGTTAAGTTGATTAAAGCGAAGCAGCGCAGGGTGAATCCACGGAACACCGCGAGTCTGCCAAATCCCATCATTCAGAAATAGGTGAATAATTTCATTGCTTGGCACTCGAATATACTTCCGCCCGGTCGATGCGTGAATGAAAAACTCGACATCGCGCTCGCTTGCGAGAACGTGATAGGCCACCGGAAATCTGTTCGCGTCATACTCGACACCCATTCGAACAACATTGCCAGCAGCAACATTTACTCCGGTCACGGTTCCCGAATTTTGTTCCGTGTTCACATTAACATCGACGCTGCCCGGCTCCATTAACCGCAGGGAATAGCGGTACGGGTTGAACCTCTCGCCCTTGCGTTCCCAAATAAAAACCTCGCCATCTTGCGCGGCAGATCGAATCACCAATTTGCAAAAATTTTTGAATCCCATGCCCGAAACTTCCGGGCGCATTTCCTTTGTCTGCCAGATTTTCCAGTGACGTTCGATACTATTTTTCGCTTCAACGTCAACCGTAGTGTCCGTGTCCATAGGTTTGCTGATTAACTGGAAGCCTTGAGCTCCGACTACGTTTTCCTGTAAATCGCGCAAGAATCCTTTGTAGTAGCCATTGTTTTGTGCTTCCTCTCGCGACCGGGCGCGCAGCGCAGTTAGCCCTCCGCGAATATCGGTATCGATAAGCGCAGGCTGCGTAATCCAACCCTGTTGCAGTCGGCCAATTTGCGCAGCAGCATACTTCCGCATTGCATGGCTCGCGGTTTTCTTGCTGACAGGAATTAGCTTTTTCAATCGATCAAGGAATCGCACTACTGAACCTCGCACGGACGTTGGCATGTGATTTCCCGCCCGACTTTCTGCGGGCCTTTTGCTTCTCGTCGCGCACCTCTACTCGCAATGTAGATCGCCATTCGGTCAGCTCGTCAATCGAATACCTCGACAATGCCCGACCATTCAGCGAGTAGCTAGTCTGATCCTTCGTTGCCTTACCTTTCAGCAGGGCTTCGACGGCCTCCAAAGCAATTTCAGAATAACTGCGCCGATCTACTCCGGTCGTGTCGGCCGATAAATCCGGATCGACATCAAGGATGCCACTCTCAAGCGTGAACGTCTCCGCGCCATCGGTGACTTTCTTTGTCCAGGCGTAATGGCCTTCCTCGAGGTCGGTGGTAACAATGCTGATTCTGTGATCGTCAACCACAGCAGCGTGTGTGCTGTTGAATCGCGCATCCGGACTGGTGAAGCTATATGTGACGACCCACGACGCGCTCGCAGGAAAGTCGCCAAGCGTTTCGTCCCATGTGATCGTGTCACCAATGGTGATTCGACGCGGTAACTCGACAATCTCGTGTCCGGGCATTAGCTCAAGCCTCCAACAAAGCCAGAGCGACGCTTACGTCTTTTTTTGCGTCGCTTTTTTTCAGGTTTTTCATCGTCATCCGCTTTCGCTTCCTCCGGTGGTTCGGATTCTAGCCTTTTTTGCAACGCACTCCAAACAGGATTAAGAATTGCAAGGCAAGCAAATTGATAGACCCGAATGTCTAGAGGTTCATTCGCAACGCCCGGTGGTTTCCTCCACACGAGTTTCGGGAAGCCTTTCGTGTAAACGGTGAGTGCTTTTTCCGCGGTAAGCCCCTCGAAAAACGCCTCGGTATAGTCCGTGTGGAAATGGCAGTAGCCCGGTCCCGGCCTTCGCAGCTTCAATCTCGCGTAAATGCTTGACTTCGCCTGATCCGTTCCGACTGTGTAGAGATCGACTGGCATTCCCGGTATCGTTGTTTTTTTCTTGGTCGGTGGTGAAGCGATTGGCACTCCCTCACCGCCTCTGCCCTTCATGGCCCACACACGACGCAGCGATCGTTCCGCGCAGAATCGATACACGGTATTGGTCCGGTGTCCTGAATCGACCCCAGTCGCTGCAATTTTCAGAATGTGGCCGGACTGGTGCTTATAGGTCACTTCCAGTCGCTCCGAAAGTTCCTGCCACACCTCGTCAGACTCCGTATCTCCCGGTATTTTCCAATGGTCAACTCCCCACCACTCTTCGCCGCGCCCGAAGCCAGCGACCTCGCCCTCGATCCAATTTTTCTGTATATCGATTCCCGCGATCAGCAACAGAACATCCTTCGGCACAACCCGCTCGCCATCACCATCGACCGGATATCGCTCGCGTCGATGAAATAATTTATTGCTCGACAAGGTTTCGCCGCTTTCCTCCCAGCTCTCAGCAAGCACAGTGTTCACGAACGTTTGAAGCTTTAGCGGGTTTTCCTTTGCTGCGTAAAACGCTTCAACAATTTCGTCCATCGTTGACCACGGTGAATAGATTTCCCAAATGGTGAACGAACGATGCCCGGCTGCGCAATTCTTGTTCGTTGCGATCCAGCCGCCACCCTCTACGTCTTCGGCTCGCGCAACATTCTTTCGCTTTTGCGCTTCATTCCAATGCGTTTTGCAACTGATGCACTGGTAATACGGATCGACCCGCTTGTCGGCCTTTTTGAATTTGA